TTGCAAGGGACTGGGAAGGCGCTCAAAAACAACTACAAGAGTGGCAAAAATCAATTAATGAGGAGGTAGCAAAGCAAGTGATAAGCACAGAGGTAGAGGAACGAAAAAAGGGTGTAATGCAAAAGATAGACGTCCTCAAGTTCTTATCAGATGTGGTCAGGGGCAAGGGTAGAGAGATTGACGGAGAGAAGTTTTTCCCCTCCTACCGAGAGCGTATCTCAGCGGCTGCTCAATTGGCTAAAATGGAGGGATGGGAAGCTCCAATAAAGCAAGAGGTTAAAGGAGATTTTAGCATTACAGAGGTTAAGATTGTATGGGAGGGTGCACCTGATGAGTAGTATTAGTATCAATCCGAAAGGAAATAGAAAGCAATATGAGTGCTTGAGGGTGTGGAATAACTTACACACAGAGGAGATATTATATGGAGGGGCTAAGGGGGGAGGAAAATCCTTTATCGGGTGCTCTATCATATTGGCTGATGCTTTGATGTATGCAGGGACACATTATTTTATTGCTCGTAAGCAGTTGAATGATTTAAGGAAATTTACGATACCGAGCATTCATGAGGTACTTAACCTTTGGGATTTGCCACAAGGAGCATATAAATACAATGGGCAGGATAATTACTTTGAGTTGTATAATGGCTCAAAGGTTTTTCTTTTGGATTGTAAATATTTACCAAGCGACCCACAATATCAGCGCTTTGGTTCTATGCAGATGACGAGGGGGTGGATTGAGGAAGGAGGAGAGTTTGAGTTTGACAGCTACTCCAATTTAAAAATCTCTATTGGGCGTTGGAAGAACAAGGAGTACAATCTGAAAGGGAAACTACTTATCACAGCTAACCCCTCTAAGAATTTCCTATATAAGGAGTTTTACCAACCCTATAAAGCGGGTACATTGGAGCGGTGGAAAGCATTCATACAAGCATTGCCGTATGATAATAAGATGTTACCCAAGGCGTATATTGAGAACTTGGAGCGTACCTTGAGGGGTGCAGAGAAACAGCGATTATTACATGGACTATGGGAGTATGATGATGACCCGACGGCTCTTTGTGATTATGATAAGATACTGGCTATATTTGAGAATGACCAAATACATACAGATAAGGAAATGTACCTGACAGCGGATATTGCACGCTTTGGCTCTGACTTGTGTGTTATAGGTGTGTGGAGAGGCTGGGATCTGATAGAGATACACACATTGGATATATCAGCAATGACAGATGTACAAGGGCTTATACATACCCTTAGAGTGAAACACAGCATACCCAAAGGGAATTGTATCGCTGATGAGGATGGTGTGGGCGGTGGTGTGGTTGATAATACAGGTATCATTGGCTTTAAAAACAATGGCTCCCCGATTGAGGAGAATGGACAAGCTACCAACTATAAGAACCTGCAAACACAATGTTTATATAAGTTAGCAGAGCGTATCAATAACAATGGTATCTACATTAGCGCAGAGCTGTCAGAGAGGACAAAGGAGCGTATTGTTGAGGAGTTGGAGCAAATCAAAAGTGATAACAAGGATGGGCAACGGCTATCTGTGATTAACAAGGATACAGTGAAGCAGCACATAGGACGAAGCCCTGACTATAGGGACATGCTACTGATGAGAGAGTATTTCGACCTGAAACCCAAAAAAACATTCAAACCGATATTCAGATGACATTACTACAATATTTACTCATGCCAGCCGAAAGGCAAAGGGAAACTACCCTATTATTGGAGGTGGTTAAGCCTTTGCCTTTCTTTTATCGAGGATTTTGGAGATGGAAGAAAAAGCATGGAGTGGAGCGATTAACAGAACTAAAATGGGGGGAGGTGCGAGCGGTGATAGACTTATTAAGTAGAGGGGAACTTCCTCAAGTGGTAGAGGCTTTCAGGTTGGTATATAAGATTAAGCACCCAGCAAGAATGAACGTGTATCGCTTTTATGCCTGTATTAAGCATCTAACAAATGAAGTACAACGAGTGCTTGAGCAGGAGCAACGAGCACTACAAGGAGAGCCAGGCCCTTACGAAGCTCAACTACAGCAGGCAGGAGTGGAGCAGTTGCAGCCCTTCAAGGATTTGGCTATCATAGACACATTGGCACAAGGGGATATATTGAGGTATGAGCAGGTGGAGGCATTGCCTTATGAGGTGGTATTTTACACCCTCTATTATAGAACAGTAAGGCAGAATATAGATAACAGATTTCAACAAATAATGACAAAGAAATGATACGATTGATAATAGACGGCAAAGAAGCCGATTTGCTCAATGATGAGTTTACATGGAATATGCAATGTGCTAATTTCTTTTCTTTTGACACACGGCAATTCTCCTGCTCGGATGTGATGTACTTACCTATGAGTAGTACCAATAATGAAATATTCGAGTTGGCGGGTATGGTAGGGAGTGTAAGTGGCAGACCACAAAGGGCATTTGATGTGGAACTACTCATTGATGGCATTCCGATAGTAAGAAATGCTAAGGGTTATCTTATGGGAGTGCAGAATGATACCTATAAATTTGCTTTTCATGAAAGCACAAAGGATATATACCATTGGTTGAACCTTTATAAGCTGTCTGATGTGATTGGGGACAAGCTAAACCATAATAAGACAAAGGAGGAGATAGAGAGTAGAAGTTTAGAGTATGCAACAAATGCTATAAGAAATAAGCCACAAGAATTTAAAAGGGGTTTGTTATATGCTGTAGCAGAATACGGGGGAAACACATTTATAAATGAAAGGATTGTTGATAAAAGACCCGTCGGATATATATATAATTTCTACTATGCTCCTCCTGCGATACATGTACGCTGGATATTAGAGGAGGTGCAGCGGATGTCAGGGTATACATTTGAGGGGAGTTTTTTTGATACAGAGATGTTTAACACCCTTTTTATAACCACGTCTCAGGTGATTGAGGATAAGGCTCCCGCAGGTGCATTAGTAAGTCTTACACAAGCAGATAAAACAGAAGGGGCATATTCAAAAAAAATATCAGAAAGGCAAGGGGAATTGTATTTGACAATGAACTCATATAGCAGCCCAACGTATTTTAGAAAAAAGCAAGATAAAGACTATATCTATCAGATACCAGCGGATAAATCAGGTACATGGGATTTAGTGCTGTCAGGCAGGACACAAGGGAATGAAAGTAAAAGTATTATGTCTTATGTAGAGGTATATAAGAATGAAGATACTACTCCTATTTGCTCCACACAATCAGGAGTCGGAGGGTATGTAACACAGCATGAACATTCAGGTAGTGGTTGGAATTTCACTATAAGAATACCTGATTTTTTTCACTCTGATGATAAGATATATATAAAATTGTTAGCTGAGACAGATAATTACAATGGTGGGGATATAGCTACTTGGGATTTGAGTTTCAAAATAGAGCAGACCTCAAGGCAGTTTCTTAACCACTTAGTATCTGAACTCTCTATGTTAGACCTTTTCAAGGAATTACTGATAATGTTTGGTCTTACCCCTATGAAGTTAAGCATTGATGATGAAGTACAGCATTTTTACACGCTTGATGAAAGGCTGAATGATGCTCCTATATTGGATTGGTCAGAAAAGTTTGTAAGGGTTACCAATTTGGAGTTTCACGCTCCTACATCCTCTTATGCAAGGCGTAATCACTTCAAGTATAAGAAGTATGATGAGCAACAAGGCAATCAACTGAAAGCGGATGGAATAATGGTGGTAGATGATGACTTGCTGACTTTTAAAAAGGAAAGGGAGGGTAAGTTCTTTCCATCAGTAGATTACAACAAAAGCAGAAAGGCACAATTTAGAGACGATATTTTGAGCGATTTTTACTTTTGGGAAAAGGAGGTAAAAGAGAAAGAGGATGGAGGACAAAAGACAATAGAGACCACCTACAAGGCAAAGGACGGCCGCTTTCATATATTCAATGTAAAATTCAGCGATGAACTATTTTTTACTTATGAAGGAGTGATAAAAGGAGGCATATTTAATACAGATACATTTTATTTTCTCCCTTGCTGGGCACGTTTTGGAGATTTACAATGGAACAATCTCCTTGAGAACTATTACAGTGGCTTTAATGACATTCTTAATCACATGCGAGTATATACATGCGAGATGAATCTTAATGCCTTGGATATATACGAATTTAACTTTTTCAAACGCATTTACCTCAAACAATTAGCGGGGTATTTTTTACCAAACAAAATCACCTTTAAGACAAACACCCTTGCGGTGGTGGAATTAATTAAGATAGAACCAATAAAGTAAGCGTATGGCAACAACAATCGCACAATTAGACATAGATATAGATGAGGTTACTAAGAAGGCGGGAGAGACTCGCAAGCGACTCATGGAGATAGCTGAGGAGATGAAAAACCTCAAGAAGAATTTTGCAGAGGGAAATATTTCAGTGGAGGAATATACGCAACAACTATCACAGCTCACAGCTGTACAAAAGGAAACTCAAAAGGATTTGCGTACTTATGAGAGTATTATGCAGGCAAATGTAGCAGCTAATGACAAAGCTATGCAGGCAAATAATACACTTACTGGATCTATTCGTGAATTGTCTGCGGCCCTTTCTCAAAACAAAAAGATATACTCAGAGCTATCAGCAGCACAGCGAGAGAGTGCAGAGGGTAAGGCATTATTAGCTACCATACAGCAGCAGGATAAGGCATATAAGGACTTGCAGAAGAGTATTGGGAATAATCAAGTAGAAGTAGGTAACTACAAGCAGGCAATATTGGACGCCTTGGGAGATAACCAACTATTTGGGCAGTCCTTAAATGGTATTATTGGTAACCTTGAAGCGCTCAAGGAGCGGTTCTCAGGCATGGCTACTATCCTGATGAACTACATTAATACGGGTAAAATCAAGCAGCAGACAGATGAGGCAGCAGCAGTAGCTACAGAGGCAGTAGGTACAGCCATGGAGAGCACCTCAGCAGCCACAGCAGCCACGAGTACCACAATGAGTGCTACAGCGACAGCAACAGCAGCCACAGGTACAGCAATGAATGCTACTACAGCAGCAACAACAAAGACATCATTAGCTATGAAAGTATTTAGAGGAGCACTCATAAGTACAGGGATAGGTGCTATTATTGTGCTATTAGGTAGTCTTATTGCCTACTTTACCAGTACTCAGGAAGGCGTGGATAAGGTAGCGAGGGTAACCACAAAGCTAAAGGTGGGATTTGATACACTCTTAGGGGTATTTCAGAAGTTAGGAAAGGCTTTTAAAGAGGGGTTTAGTGGCTTTTTCACAATGATAAAAGAAGCAGGTAAGCTGTTAGTTGATGTACTGATACTCCCAATTAAGCAACTTATAGGGGTTGTGAAAGGATTAGGCAGCTTGCTATCAGGCGACTTCAAAGGAGCATGGGAGGATGTAAGCGGCCCCGTTAAGGAGCTGGTTAGTGATAGTAAGGAAGCGTATGATAATTCTAAGAAAGCAATGAAGGAGATGAAAGAAGCGGGGAAGAGTGCAGGGGAAGCGTTCAAGAGTGCGGGCGAGGAGATGAGAGAAGCATTGAAAAGGGCGGAGCGTATCTCTGAAATAAACGAACAGCTGGCAGCATCGGAGGCGGACTTTATAGAACAAACGGGGATCCTCAAGCAGCAGTTCAAGGAGCAGAATAGAATTGCAGAGGACATCACGAAGACATTCCAAGAGCGAGAGGAAGCAGCAAGGAAGAGTATAGAGATACAGAGGAGTATTAACAAGTTAGCCAAGGATAGGAATAACCTTGAGCAGGAGCTCCTTAACCTGAAATTCGCCAGCAATGACACAAGCGATGCAGATAGGGCAGAGTTAGCCAAGAAGAAAGCGGAGTTAGCAGAGCAGACAGCGGCTATGTTAGAGGCTGAAACGACACAGAATAACAAGGTAAACACGATACATAAGGCAATGCTTGATGAGCAAAAGAAGCAGAGAGAGGAGGCTAATAAGCGATATATGGAGATGCTTAAGGAGCGATTAGGAGCAGAGAAGCAGGCAATTGATGTGTATGTAGAGAGTAATTCCGCCGTGGCTAAATCCTTACAAGAGAGGTTGCAGATAGAGGAGAAAGGCATGAATGATAGGTTGGCTGTACTTGAGGAGGAACGTAAGAAGGGACTTGTAAGCCGTAGAGAGTATGAGGCACAGAAGAGGAAGCTGGAGCAGGATTTTGCAAAGACAAAGGTTGATCTATCTGTTAATGCTGTACAGCAGGAGCTGGCTATATACGAGCAGATGAACCAATCTAAGATAGCCAAAGAAGGGAGGCTAACAGCAGAGATAGTAACACAAGAGCAGCAGCGGCAAGCGGCTATCTATCAGATGAAGGTAGAGGCATTAGAGAAGGAGAAGCAACTCAAGGAGGAAGCGAACCAATGGGATTATGCACAGCAGCAGGCGCACGAGATGGCCCTGTTACAACTCAAACAGGAGTATGATAACCAAGGAGTGGAATTGAACAAGCAACTCAAGGCACAACAACGAGAGGATGAGAAGACACAGAGGGAGTTAGACTTTCAGGATAAGCTCCTCACTATGCAGGAGGAGAGAGCGCACCAATGGGATATAGAGGCAGAGCAGATGAGCCAGCGACACACTCAAGAGATGCAAGGCATTGAGCAGCTCCTCGCTGATAAGAAGATAACAGAAGACCAATACCAAATAATGAGGGCGCAAACTGAGCGTAAACATGACCTTGAAATATTAGAACACCGCAAGAAGGTAGAGGAAGGAAAGATGCAACTAGCAAGTACTACCTTTGGACAAGCAAAGCAACTCTTTGGAGAGCATACAGCAGTAGGCAAGGCAGCCGCTATAGCAGAGGCTACCATTAATACATACTTAGGTATTACCAAGGCACTATCAGCATACCCTCCTCCTTATAACGCAATCATGGCGGGTATAACGGGGGCAATGGGATTTATGAACGTCAATAAGATAATGACGACAACGGTTAAATATGCAGAGGGAGGCCCTGTTAGTGGTAGAAGTCATGCAGAGGGCGGGGTGCCTTTCTCTGTGGCAGGTGTTGGAGGCTACGAAATGGAGGGAGGAGAATATGTAGTCAATAAAAGGGCAACAGCACGATACTTCCCAATCCTTGAGCTTATCAATAATTCCACAAGGCACGGAGGGCGTAACCCTTTCTATTTTGCCCAAGGTGATATAGTAAGGCAGGCAAAGGTTAGCACTCATATAGACCTTACAGAACTAACAGAGGCAGTAAGAGCAGGAGCACTACAAGGTACACAGCAGGGAGCATTGGAAGGAACTCAGGAAGGGGCGTATCAAGGAGCACGAGAAGGATCAGCACAAGGAGCCTATGAAGGTGCAACAGATGGCACTAGTGAAGGCATGATTAGAAGGGGGGTAATTGCAAGTAACAATATGAATTTCTTACCAATCCAACAAATATGATAAAGTTAAAAGCAATACTTAAGGGTTGGGATAACTACCTATTTCCTAACCCTGAAACAGAAACAAAAGCAAAGGAGAGGGCGCAAATATGCGCTCAGTGTCCTCATGCTGTGAAGGGTACTTACCAACAATTCATGCCTGACTACACTCTGAAAGAGGTAGAGGGGATGAAGTGTGATGTATGTGGGTGTCCATTATCGACACTTCTAAGACAAGATGATAAGAAATGTGAATTAAATAAATGGGAATGATAGTATACGATCAACTTAAAGAGATAGAAGCAGGAATGAGGGAGGTATACAAGAGAGGGTATAATATTCCTTGTACTGTATTCCGTGATATAGAGCTATATGAAAGCTATAAGAGTATGACTACTCCGAAGATGGATAGGTATGTAATATTATCTGAAGACTTTCGTATAAGTGTAGGAGCTGTCCGATTAATCATTGCGAGACTGTCAAAAAAAATTTAGTGCTAAACTTACCACTAAGTTTAACACTAAAAACAAATATTATTGATTTTTAATTAGTTACATAGGTTTTCTTGTTTCTAATATAAATAGTAATGTCTTCATCGTATTAATTTGTCGATTATCTGTTGTGGGCGAATTGCCTTTCATTAAAGGG